TCTTATTTCATCTGTCATAATTGGATTTACGTGATTTTTTCTGTATGGACTATCATTATAATAATTACACGCACGTCTTACAGATGGGAGATCTCCCCACATATATATACTCATAACGTCTTCATATGGTTTAATTCCATTCATATATGTTCCACCATCAAAAATATAGTTATTTTTACCCCATTTAATTAATCTCTTTGATTTAAACATTATTTCACTTTTTTTAAAACTATTAGGTCTCTGCTTCAATGATGTTGTTTTAAGATATGTTTTCAGCTCTGTTTTGTTTTTTATTTTATCATCATATTTGAAATCATCCATATATTCATCTATGGTTGAAACTAATTGAGATTTTGAAATAGTATTATCTAAATCTACTCCGTGATCTTTGAATAGTTTTAGGATATCTTTTTTTGAATGGGTCTTATCTACAATCATTTATTATTATATATATTATAATATCTAATTTTGTGCTTTCTTAACATATGTGTTAAGTGCTACTTCCTTTGAATGTGCCATTACTTTGTTATCCTTTTCTAATTCTTCAAATTGCTCTTTTAACCCTCCGTCTTGACCGTATTTTGATGATAAATATATCTTGCGTAAAAGCGTAGTAGATATCTTTTTTCCCATATATGAATCACTATACTTTAATAATATTTTTGATAATTCTGTGCGTGTAATGGGTTTTCCAGTAGATGTCTTAAACAAAATACCCATCCCATTAACTTTAATATAACGTCTTAAAATCCTCTTTAATTCTTTATCTTCTATTTCTAAATTTAATTCTTCATACTTCCTTGATGTCTTATAATTATTTAATACAAAAAATAACTTTGATTTTTCAACAACTAGATAATTATTATCTTTCTTATCTTCCACACTTAATTTGTTATATTCACGCTTCCCAATTCCACGCATTCCAGCTACATCATTCCGCATAGGCATACGAGAATATATACTAAATAGTGTGTACGCTTGTAATAATTGTTTTTCCTTTTTATTTGGTTCATTAGATACATTCTTCAACTGTTCTTTCATCTTTTTTAACATATCAAATATCTCTTCACTTGTAGCAAAATTAGGTGCTTGCTTATCGCTTACCACGCCAGTCTTCTGTTCATCATCATATTTTTCATTAAATCCATCTCTCAACTTTCCATATGTTTCTAATAAGACATCATAAGTCTTATCATGATTTAACGCCATCAATAAAACTATAATCGCATTTAACATATTTCTCTGTGTTAGATAATGTAAATCCTTTATTTTTTCCATCAACTTATCACTATCTTCTAAAAAGTCATAATAATCAGCCTTAAATAATCGCTGTAATCTTTCTAATAAAACTACATATTGCCGTACGGTATTCATCTTTAATGTGGGACGTGCCTTAATTATATCCTCTTCTAGATTTTTACTTTTAATATTCATATTATATACATAATACTAGATTTTATTTTAAGTATATTAAGCGTAAATATCTACCCTACTCTTTTCTAATTCACGTTCCTCTATTTGAGCGGTTCGTTTTTTTATAGATGATACTAAACCCATTAGTTCTCTTTGATTATCACATAATCCTTCTACATACTTTTCTAATTGGTCTTTTTCTTTTTGAACTTCTATATATTTCCTTTTATATTCAAAACAATTTAGGATATCTTTAATCCAATCTTTAATCAACTGATAGTATAAATATAGCATTTACTATATCATATAAAAAAATAATTAAAATTTATGTTATTTAAGCAAAGTAGCAAGAAAATTGCCCGTCTTCAATCTTCGCAGTCTTTAACATTTCAAGGTATACACGTAGAGTGTATGTTTGAGCGCCAAGACCAGTAGCCTTGTATGTTAAATCCATACCCTTATTATTGATACGCTGACCTCGGTTAGGTTTAATAGCAGTCCATCGCATAAGACCACCAAGACCAATAGTTCCGGAATTCTGTGCGTGTCCCTCCATTGTCTCGGCAGTTAGAGAAGAGACAGAAGAGGTTTGGTATTCGTCCCTTTGAACCATAGGAACTCTACCTTCTGCTTGCTGTGTGGTAGAAAATAGAAGTGCTGGATTTTTCCTATCTCTGTTAAATTCATAAATATCATTATATAATAGATTAACAGATAGAGACTGTGCGGCTGGAACATCTTTCGCACATACACCATTTAGTAGAGATACTGGTGTAAAATTTTCATTGCTCTGTAAAGCAAAAAATACCTTTGACACAAGACGACCATTACCTCCAATTTGAAATGTGAGATCAGCGAATTTAGTTTGGTCGCCAGTTCTTTTTGCGAGGCGATAATCTACATATGAAAACTGTAATGATTTATTTTGCTGTCTATACTGTTCCATGACATCACCGTCATAGATGATACTATCATAAATGAGTTTTACTTCACTTTCATTAATATCATACTCAACAGCATTATCACCAGCATCACTATTCGCAACGCACATTCTCCGTGATAGACTTGCCCCAGATAGGGTAGATAGAGTATCTTGGAAAGTAATATCTATGTGAACCTCTTGGTCTAACATAAAACACGGCAACTGATTAAATTTAAGGAATGGGAACAAATCACTGAGGTAAACTGAATATACTGGTGCGTCAGCGATGGTCTGTGCGGATGCCGCACTATGTAGCTGAAATGGTAGAAGTTGGAATGCTCCCGCACCACCAGCAGCGGGAACTACTGGATTACGTCCTACATCAAGTCCAGTCTTTTTCGCAGAATTAGGTGGTTTATCAGTAGTGTTAGCAACACGGTCATCATAAACGGATTTATGAGCGATTACACGCTGTGATAAGAATTGCTCTCGTTCCTTATTATCTTCATTAGAAATAAAGAGAGATTGATACTGATGGAAGTGGTCGTAATCACTAATTTCACAAACAGTTTGATTACCAATTCTTAAAGCAGCACTTTTAACAAGATTAGATACACCTATGTTAAGTGGATAAAAAGCAGTAGAACTAGTCTTTGGCGTAATTCCTAATGTAATTTTTGAATTAGAGTGAAGAAATCCAGCAACACGCTGAAGAGTAAATCTACACTGTTTTTGGGAAAACGTGATTGGGTCAATTACATCTGTAAATAATGTCTGTCCGTAAGAAGTCGGTATCGCACCAATTTTAATTAAATCTGGGATATTTCCTCCGCTCACTGGGTCATCTTTAATATCAGTCATTTATAACTATACTTTATAAAAAACTTATTAAAAAAAATAAATTAAAAAAAATATGTTATAGAAAAAAATTAAATTAAGATACTACTTGAACTCCCATATCCCCAGACCACGCAACTACTACCTTACTCTTAATAAAGAGATAAGCTGAAATAGGGTTTCCGTCATCAAGACCATTAGTCATTTGAATAGAAAACTGTGCGTTGCTGAAATCAACACCTTCACTATCCAACATATCGTATAACTGACCCACACCGTAGCAAGCACCAGTATCCGGAATGTAGCGATAAGAAGCAGCAGCATCAAGACCACTTGAAGCAGCGAGGAAATTGCGATTAGTATTAAGAGGTGATGCGGTAGTTCGTGTATGTCTATCCTCTGGAATAATAGAAGATAGGAAATTTTTAATTACTTGATTATCTACTACTACTGTATCATTGGTTGATGAATCATAAACCGTATCAATCTCAAAAGCAGAAGGGAAGCGTTCACCATTTCGTAAGAAACTAATTTTCTCTAAATCAGCAATAGTACCACCAGACTTGGTAGGCATATAAGTAAGGAAACCATCTTGATTAAGATTATTAACAAATGACGCTGGAACAAAATTAACAAATGCTCCAAGAACCTTTGATAGACCGAGATTAAAGTTAATAATAGAATTAGTGCTTTCAAGTGTAGTGAAATAAGATGTGATTGAGTTAAATGCTAACATACCAGTGTCCGGTGTTTGTGCTCCATACTGAACTTCACACGCCACTTCTATATCACTTAATTCATAGAAAGCATTTCCAATTCCAGTATCAGTTCCATCACTAGAATAGAAAAACTGACTATCCGGTGCTAAATGAATTTCAATTTCTACTGGGACTTTATCAAGAGGTAATGATGAACCACCGAGAGTTAATCCACTAGGAAGTGGAATACAGAATTTATTTCCAGCAGTAGCACGAATTACATGATCCCTATACTGTTGATAATTAGGCATAATTAAAGCAGTTTCGCTCAAATGTCCGGCGACATCTTGACTACCAGCCATAACCGGCATATAGGAACTCATAAAACGTCCATAATGCCTTATGTGCTCTATTACTTGCTTTGTCTCGGCGTGGCGGAAAACTAACTGGTCTATTGCGGAATAAACACCTAATTTATGAGAACCCATTAGACGTTCAGCAGCCGCATCTGTGGGATGTAGTGTTCCAGCAGCATCACGCCATACATTCAACTCACCAGAAAGACGCAGACTTGATAGGTCAAGAACGCCAGCTTGGCGACCGAGAGTAATAGTCAAAATTGGATTACCCCTCGCAAATGATACCTTACCAGACGCCGGAACGTTATTAGGTAATATAGACAGATATTTCTTATCAGCAGACATTTTATAATATAATATATAAAATTATTTGAAAAAAAAAAATAAAAAATTAACTCAATAGATAATAATAAGATTTTGTTTTACTATATCTTATAATATTTAAAGTGATACTACTACACTTTCACCCTTGATAGAAATTCGGCGAACGTGGAATACATAGCAATATAACAACTTGTTATGCTGTGGTGCTCGGTCTACACCAGCAGCGGAACTCTCATTATATAATAGTTGAAGTTGGTTTGATTTATTATTGAGATTTGCTACACCACCATCAAGAGCATATGCCCTACCAATTAAGAAATTACGGTTATAATCTACAAAAGACCGTGGAACAATACCAGAGTTATTTAATGCTTTTTCTAACTCAATTAGAGGCTGTGCCGCTACCGATTCACCCTTATTAATCTTTGATACTACAATAGGTCTTGATGGAACAAGTTTATCATCTATAACAAACTGATACTGTGTTAAATGGTCTATAATTCCAACTTGTCCGGAGCGAATAGAATGTAAGCGTCCATCCATATCGGTATTTTCTTCATCATAGCACTGCTTACCACCACTAATTAAATCTGCCGAATTTAAGACCTTCGCATCAGTAGGCATAATAAGCATAGACTTCGCACGTGTATTAGATAATGGAAGATTAACAGTAGCATTTCTGTTAGTAGATAGTAATGAATGTTTGTAATTAGTAGCAGACATAATATCAATTTCTACACTACCACCATCACGCATCTTTTTCATCATTCCACTTTCATAGCGAGGATCTACGCCTACTTGCTGAACTACAATTTCAACATTAGAAAATGATGCTGTTGCCGCATATGAAGTAGATGCTGGTAATAATACAGTAGTGCTGTCGTCTGCTTGAACCATAAGAGTATCAATAGCAGCAGAATAAACTATAAAATTATTTGATGTTGCTTCTAGACCAGTTCCAGTATCACGATTGCGAAAACCGGATACTGTTAATTTAACAAAACCACCGTCTACTGTAATATCTGTAATAGTAGGGAAAGCATCAGCATCGGCGAGAGTAGTTAAATTACATTGCTGGTTAGGATTAGTAGCACTACAAATACCAACTTTTTCTCCCTTTACGAAAGGACAATTCTTCACACTTGTGACTCCATTTTGTTTTCCTAAAAATATTTCAGTTCTATCACTCCCATTTTGAATAGGTAGAGCACTACCACCAGCATCTATTCCATGAAATACTGGGTTCTGCTTCATTCTACGGAAACGATTAACACTATCTAACTGCTTAATAAATCTTGCTGGGTCTTCCAAATCTACTTCAATAAAAAGACCATTTGTTAACATAACTGGGAAAATCTTATCACTATCAGCAAATAGACCAGTATGGATTGGTAGAGATAATTTAGCAGTTAAGAAATCATCAGCCGTTCCCCAATCACGCCCCGCTGGAACAGCAGATACCGGTTTATAATATGGGTTGCTGGTAATATCAATATTATTGGATACAGATGTTCCCATAGTTCCACGATTTTCAACATTATCTATAAGCGAACCCTCTTTTAATGCTCTCATCTTACGCATACTGTCATCACTATCATAGGAATACTGAATTTGAACCTTTGCGTTATATTCAGTAATTTCTTCTAGAAGGACAGCACGATTTCCAGAATAAATGCGAATATTCTTAACTACCGACTGACCGCCAATAAAAGGGTCTAAATGAAGTCTTGTTGGTACACCCCCAGCTGGAATACCAAGTTTTACATCAAACTGTAAAAATGAATTTTTACCATCCATAAATTTAACAGTAGGGGGAATTTCAAAATCTACTCGTCTCCCAGACTGTCCGGCAGTTCCATCATATGACCTTCCATTTGTAGAAGGAATGGAAACTTGTGTCTGTGAGATCTTAATTTTTTCATCATTACGCCAATAGGAACTCATTTTATAGTATAACAATATAAAATAATTTCTAAATAAATTAAAAATAATAAAAATAAAAAATTAAAAAAGTCTCGCTTTTGCTAAATTAAAATATTCTGGTTCTATCTCAAATCCTATATATTTACATCCTAATTCTTTACACGCAACACCTATACTTCCAGTTCCCATAAAAGTATCTAATACTACTTTATTTTCTTTGTCATCGCCTATACCTATAATATTATTTAGGATATGTTTGTGTAATTCTACTGGTTTTTCTGCTGGATGTGTTTTTGTATTTGCCTTTACTGCTTTAAATTTAAATACATCACCATTACCACATTTAATACATTTCATATTTGGTCTTTCACCATATAATATTAATTCGTGCTGATGTCTAAAAGTATATCCTAAACTACAAGATAGCTTATCCCAAACAAAACATCTCATCTTTTTAACAAATGGATATAAGT